TACTCATCAAACGTCATTTTACCGATATTGCAGTAATGCTCTAAAGAAGTAAAGTCACCAATAATAGGCCTGACAGTATCAATATCACCCCAACGAAGAAATACTTGAACTTCAGAACCTACGACCTCAGATAGATCAGATGCAATTTTATCTTCTACCAGCCAGATGTCATCTGTAGTATCTGCTAAACGGGCCATGTTGTAGGAGTTAAGATAAAGTTTTACGGATTTAGATTCTACAATATTAGGTGAATCTGCATCATAGGTAAACTTTAACCAACCGGATACAGGGAACCCGTTCTTAAGTAGAGTAGAAAATTCATACCCGTTCCACGCATCGACTCCAACAAATGGGAGTTCATTTTCATTAATATTATAAGCCGTACGATTTAGGTAACGAGGTACTGCAACAAGCAAGGACGGGTCTACCTCATCCGGGGTTACATAGGGCTTAACAGCCGTACCATCACCGGCTTTACCAAGATGCACACCTACAATCTTATTAAGTTCTGCTTGAATATCTGTCATTATCTTCCTTCTAAAAAGTCTATAATTTTATTAACCCTATTACGTACAGAGCCTTTAACTCTATGCATAGACAATTCATTCTTTTCTATTGTAGTGTCAAAGATACGAGCGATATTATCCCTGAACTCTAGATCAATACTACGTACACCATCATTTACAATCTCAAACTCTGGTTCAATATAGAACACATAATCGTACATCGGCCATACTTTTGCAAATACATCGCGCACATGGTTCATAGTATTATTATCTACTTTACCCCTTGCACAAAGATAAGACGTATAGACCAACCCATCCAAGGCAGTTCTATCTGTCAGCATATCTTCATACATAAAAGCATTATAGATATGCTCATTCATAATCAGGCGTTGAGTAGTATTTGTACCTTCCTCATTAATAGGTAAGCCATAACTCTTAACCCGACGAGTTACTTCATCACAAATAACGTAGTCTTTAAATAGCTTCTCCGAACGCAATGCATTTAGTAAAGTAGTCTTACCTACCGACTGCGCGCCCGTTATTCCAATTCTCATAAACCTTTTTCTCTCATAAAGAAATTCCATGCCGCTAGCGAAGTCATCTTAAGTGAGTCATATAAATCTTTTTCAGTACAATTCCTATTACGTATATGTACAGACTTTAAAACTTCACCACCATCTAACTCAGAGGTACACCTATGTACCACACTGCCTATTATAATATACTTGTCAGTATCTTGCCATACTTTTTCTTGCGGATCTTTACCCTTTAACTCAGGATATAGATCAATTGCTCCAGGGTGGCCGTTATATATTTCATACCTCTCACATATATCAGCTGGTAAAATCCGTAGGTAACCATGAAGACTAATAAGGGTTTCAGAAACATTATACGTTACCTGGTTTCGAAAATAATTCATTACCAAGTCATGCTCGGCTGACATTATATTAACATCTAATTTACGAACGCCTGGATGGAATTTAATCTTCTCTTCAAAATTATTAGTAACCAAGAGATCGGGCTTGCGGCCTAGACTCTTTGATAGCTCTACAATCTCTGAACCAGTTTGACTAAAAAAGGCAATCCACTTCATTTATCAGCTATCCCGTTACAGTAAGATCTAAACACCGATAAATTCCAATTAATCTTTTCTACCTGCTCAGGAGTGGGTATGGAATTAATAAGATCGACGAGTTTAATGGACTGCTTATTAATAATACCACCAGGCTCATAGACAACATCACACAAACCATGTACGATAGGACTGGACGTGTCAATAGTATCGATCCAATTAAACCCATCACGATAGAAGAAAAACTCAACAGGTAATGCACAACCCAGGAGATGGTGAGGTTTATCTTTATTAATAATTTCATCAGTTAACATTCTAGTTAAAGTTTGTACACGACCAAGTGTATAAGCCATCCATTTATTTGGATGAGGACATACTTCACGATAATAGGAATAATCAAACGAGATTGCAATTTTATCAACACCTATTACTGAATCTAGATATTGATAACATTGAACAAGTTCATTATAGCTCTTACCCTGAACGACACCAATAGACTTAGTACCTATCATAGTCATCTCATCTAGATATTTCTCTTTCCATTCAAGAGCATTATCCATAGTACCCATAGTATCCTCTAATACATCGGGTATAATGTATTCTGTAGGCTTTAGCTTTTTAATCCATTCAGAGTACTCTTTAGGATCAAAAGCAGTACCTAACTCGAAGATAGAGTTATCTAAAATTACATGCCTACCCTGCTCTAATGATTCTTTAAAAAATTTATAATAATCAGGGAGCTCTTCAAATAGGTGTACTAGAGCATAATCGTAGTCGTTGTATTGTCTTGAGGTCGCAAGTAGCGATAGAGGGGATTCGTGGGATATTTTCATTGTATTTGTTCAATAATTGATATATTTGCTACTGAAACCCACATTAACACATCACCTTTTTGACTCTTTTTAGCGTGGGATTTATTTTCTTTAACATACTGTTTCATTTCTTCAACATTATAACGGTAGATAGATTTAGTATCCACATCTACCCCATAAATTTCTTCTGCAGTGGTATTATAAAGCCAGCCCGGTTGGTTACTCTTAGTCCATAATTCGACTGCTAGACGGCCTTTATAGTAGTTTGACTTTACATCAACAAGAGTACCATTAATAATGCAATCTATTTTAAGAACAACCTGGCTGGTTCTATCGTTTTTATCTTCAAAAAGAATGTTATTTACCTTACAATATTCACATACAATAGATTCTCCCAAGTCACCCTTGGCACCTCTTGCACCATAGCGACCTTGGGAGTTAGCGTACCAGACCATTACTTCTTAATTAAAGACATAAACTCAGCTCTTGCCTCGGGCTCACTACGGAAGCACCCACCAAGCTTGGCTGTAATGGTTGACGATGAATGATCTTCCACCCCTCGTGACTTAACACAGTAATGTACTCCTTCAATTACTACCGCGACATCCTCGGTACCTAAGATATAAACTAAAGCCCAGTATACTTGCTCGGCAATACGCTCTTGTACCTGAGGTCTGCGAGAAAAATATTCTACGATACGATTAAGTTTAGATAGACCAAGTACCTTATCTTTAGGAATATATGCCACATGGGCCTTACCGTCGATAGTTACAAAGTGATGTTCGCAGTTAGACATCATTGTAATGTCTCTTTCGACTACCATTTCATCGTACCTCATCTTATTTTCGATAACGGTACATTTAGGGAAGTTCTCAGGCTTAAGACCCCAAAAGATCTCATTGACGTACATTTTAGCTACCCTCTTAGGAGTATCCATAAGTGAGTCGTCGGTAAGATCAAGCCCTAGGGTTTCCATTACAATAGTAAAATACTTCTCAATCTTCTTAATCTTATATTCGTCTTTCTTAAGAAGGGGATCGATTAAGGAGGGCGTATGTACGCCTTTCTCTCTTAAGAATTCTTCAATTTTATAGCCAAGTTCGGCATCACATTTATTTTTTTGTAAGCTCATGAAAAGTCTCCGTGTTCTATATGCATTAAGGTTTCTATTTTATCTACGATATTAACTAGATCTGGCTCTGGATTTTCATCCCTTCTTTTCTTTAGATAAGGGTATGCTCTAAACAGTAGATTAATTAGAATCCTCTCGTAAGATACTACTTCTTTAGTATCAATCATTAAGTACCCCATTCATTCTTAAATAAAGGAACCTGTAGTCGATCACTATAACGATAACCCATTTTCATTGCCAGGTTAGCAACGTTTCTATTATTAAGAGCGTATACAGATTCAACACCTCCTACAGGCATTAAGTATACGTGACCTCTAAAACCGGCGGCACGATAGGCAGCAGTTGCTTTTTCTGCTTCCTCAGCGTCCTCTGGGGTTGCAATTACAAACTTAAGGTAAGTATAACCGATATTTTCATATTCTGCAACTGTTTCGGGCTTAATTGCGTCTTCCCACGTTTCCCCAGACACTGATAGCTTAGGAGAAACAGAGAAGGTAATTTGTCTGTCTAGATTGCCTGGATGGCCCCAGCCCCATCTTTCTAGATACTCTTTGAACTCTTTTGTTAGTTCTTGCGTACCGTTGGTCTCAAATGTAATTTCTTTCAAGTCTCTCATTTCTTTATGCTCGAGCAAATCCGGGTATGCTCTTTGCCAGCCAAGTAAAGGCTCACCACCGGTAATTACCAGATGAGCATCCCGCCATTGGTTATACGGTAGCATTTCTTTAATACGTGTTACGATAGCGTCAGATTCAAGCATAGGGCTTAAATTTTTAAACGATGGGTGCCAGCTAGCGTAACTATCACATCCTGTGCTTACAAGGGGTAATTCCTTATAGTCATTGAACATATGTACAACTTCTGCAATATCTTCAACCTCTTTACTCAGTTCACCACGCGGCATGCCGAAGCCGGCACACTTAAAGTTACAACCAAATGTACGTAAAAATACTGAGGGAACACCCATGTACCGACCCTCACCCTGAATAGAGTAAAATAATTCGGCTATTTTAATCTTCGACATTTATCTTCCTAACTGTTTGTTAATTTCTAAAATTTTTGTAAAGAAACCATGGGTTTCAATACTTGCCAGACACCCTACGTCTTTAGGTAAGCAATGGCCTTTAAAGCCTTTGAGCCCATCATCCGGGCTAGGAACAACTGAGTATTGAATACCGACCCGTTGATCTGCTCCAACCCCGATTCTAACTTTATCATAATCTGCATTATACTTTTCACACAACTCATTAACCATATTATAAAATATGACTTTAGTTGCTAGACCAGCATTTTGACAGAGCTTAATTATAGCTGCTTCTTTAGCCGAGACGCGATGGGAGAGGGATGGATCAGTGTAGTAATTATTTTTGTACAGATACTCGTCTAATAGAGCTGTATGTTCTGGTGCACCACCCAGAACGACAATCCACGGTGTATCCATTTTAAGATCGTCCGTCTGTCTCATAAATTCAGGGAACAGTACAACGTTGAGGCTGTAAGTAGATTCCATGTAGTCAACAAAACTAGGACTATCAGTAGATCTAATAGCCACAACACCATTAAACGATTTATCTTGAAGCATGCTCAAGACACCCTTAACGGTTTCGTGATCTTCGGGGGATGTTCGTAAAGTATCTACACAAACGATAGCAAGATCGAAATCTTGAAAGTTGTGTATAAGGTACCCCTTTGCGGGGTCATAAAACTCTACTGGGCTAGTAAGGGTCTGGGCCGTAGCTTCACCGACCTTACCTTTACCTATAATTACAGTCTTCTGCAAAATAGCTCCTAGTTATTTAAGAATAGGTGGAAGGGCACCTAACTCACTATATCATAATATTATATGTTATTTATTCTAAATTATCAAGCAAGTTCGGTAATTTTTCTACCTTTTTCTTTTTATACATCGACTGCTTAATCTCTTTACGAGCAGGGTCGATACTATCGCTCTGTTTACGTACCATTTCTAAAAGATGATTTACCATCTCCTCGTTACCCTCAGCTTGAGTAATGATTTGGTCAATATCAATATTTTCAAGAAACTTATATTTTGTAGCTTGTTGCTTTTTTTCTTTTTGTATTCGTCTTACGAATGCAAAGTAAATTACTTGTGTGTAATATGCAAACGGGTTAGAGGACCGGTCAGGGTCAAACTTACCTACAGCAGTAAGGCAATTCTCTATTCCATCAGAAATCATATCATCTTTAAAGGAATAGTTAATGAAATTGGACTTGTATGAGAGGTGGGTAGCTATTTTTATAAAGCATTCTCCGAGATAATTACTCACCCTTGGTCTTTCAAGGCCTTGCTTTTCCGCCTCTACTACTTGCGCTCGATAATCAATTAAAGCCGCTAAGAACTGTTTATTATCAACGTAATGAGCAGGTTTTGGCTTCTCACCAAAGCGTCTCTCAGTGGTAGGTTGTATTTGATCTTGTGTTTCCGTCATCTTCCTCTTCCGTTGCGTCACCTAATAATGCATCCATTAATTCTTCGTACATTTCATCTTTACTGTTATCAGTATTCGATTCTTCATGCATTGAGAATTTACTACTACTTTCTTCTACATACTGCTTGTATTGCTCTAAGGCAGAATTATTAACATCTACAGCAACTATAATACTGTGAGTCGGTATCCTTACTATATCTGGAGCACCCATTTTTATCCACGGTTGCAAGATGTATGTTTCAACGAGCCTGTTACCACGAGGAAATCTCATTGTACTGATTTGTACTGGGTCAACTACGTCAATAAATTCTTTACCTTTAAAACTCATACACTCATCATCAGTGGAGACTATAAGATCCTCCCCATTAGAAAGCTTTAAGAATTTACAATACATTAAATTGCAACCTTTACCAGTTTATATTCGAAATGCTCATCATTATAAGTCTTTATTCGTTCAATCATGTGCATTAATGTATAGTTCTTTCGAGACTTCCATGTCATGTCATCCCCTATATCATAAAGATTGCAATGGGGTTTATCATCTCCGAGTCTTAACCCTCTACCAATAGATTGAAGATTGCGAATCCTAGATTTTGTAGGTGATGCAAAAATAATATTATGAAGATTACGAATATTTATACCAGTAGAAAAAGTTCCGTAAGATGCTATAATAATTGCATCATTTTCTTTCTCTGTAATACTTCGAGTTAGTTCCCGTTGATGGGTATCTGTACCGCCGTATACGAAAAATATTTTTCTATTCTCTGCCGCCTTAGATTGAATTAGGTCATGTAGAATTTGACCATGCTTCTCTACATACTGAAATAGAACTAATGTATTACCTTTTTGAGAAAGAGCAAGATTTCTAATAAATTTATTTCTTGGCTCATGTCCACATAAAAAATCCATTTCTTCAGGGTACTTAAGTTCTTTGTTTTGTTTTTTTATATCATCAGTATACTCTAAAACTAATGCAAATATTTTAAGTTCTGCCAATTGATCGTTATCCATCAACTGCTTGGTAGTAGTCACCTTATATACCGGCCCAAATAATCCTTCTAGTACCAGTCGATGGGTTTTCGTCCCATCCAGGGTACCAGTTGTTCCTATTCGATAAGGTGTATTAACCATCTTATGCATGATACCAGTCAGGGACTTAGCTTTAAACGTATGAGCCTCATCACCGTATACTACCTCATAACTCTCAAACCATTTCTTAGGTAACTCATACACCGACTGCCATGTTGAAATAACTATTGGTAGAAGATCTTCCTTAGAGTGGCCTGAATATATTCTAGAGCAATTATGAGAGACTTCCCATCCATTATTTTGAGAGTATGCCTGAAAATCTGAGTACATCTGCTCTACCAACGACGTAGTAGGTACTAGGATGATCTGCCTTCGCCCGAACTTCTCATTCCATCTAAGAAGAGAGTAGATGATAAGAGACTTACCTGACCCAGTTGGTGATAGTAAAAGATGTCTACCATTGGATATAGCCTGATATATTGCATCAAGCTGATACTCTCTAACAGAGGCATTGTTTGGTAATGATATGTTAAGTTCATCAACAAACTTACTTACTATTTCAGGAGTAACAGCATCGCATTGCTGATGGTATTGTTCATAATCTATAGTATAACCATTAACCTCGCAAAAATGCTCTAGATAGCCAAGCAGACCGACATACAACTCTTTTGTAAGCATGGAGAATAGTCTGATTTTTCCATCCCAAACCTTATTACGAACTAATGGGTGAAATTTTGCTCCCGGGGATTCAAATGTAAAATGATCTGATATTTCCTGAGCAATAGAAGGATCAGCTTGTACTTTTAAATATACTTCATTTTTCTTAGAAAGTATAATGTTAGCCATTACATCATACCGTTAGTAAATTTCATATATTCGACTGCAGTTTTTATGTCCCAGGTTCTTGAGTTAATAGATCTAAGTATCTGCTCTAATGTATAAATTACAGTTTTAAAATATTCTACTTTATCTTGTAATTCAATTAAGTCCTTATCACATTGTAAGAACTCATCCATTTCGTTCTTTAGAGGTTTATTTCCTTGAAATTGCTCCCACTCGAGTACAGCCAACTCCTCACGTGACATCTCCCCTCTATAATATCGATACTTAAGGCGTCTGGTATTATAATAATCAGACTCTACTTTTCGTAATTGTAGCTTAACCTTAGAAAGACTGGTAAGATACTTGGCGTGAAGAGTAGGTACCCGGGTTGACTCACGACCGAGGTTTAACTCATCGATCGTAGAGTCTTTAATCCATTCATCTTGTACTTCAGTCAGTTTCATAATTAAGAATTAAAGTTAATCGGGTAAGTCTAAAACTTTAATTTCTTCCTTGGGAAGTAATACTGGAGGTTGTTCGGTCTGGGGACCCCATTGAATAATAGCCGATGGGTTACCCTGGAAGCAGAAATGACCGTAGTGGTTAAGAGAGATAGAAGGATCTAACCAGATATCACCGCCAATTTCTTGCCAACGACGACAGAAGGTATAATCTTCGGAAAGATACCGTCTATCAATTGGATCAATCATCGTATCAAATAACGCGTAAAAGTTATCTGTAATGTCAGCATTATTAATCTGTACATCATTATTATACTTCAACTCAGGATATGCTTTAAGCATTTTAAGTATAGCTTCACGCTTAATCATCATAAATCCTGTACCGGCATCATGAAGTTTAACTACACCGTTTTCAATCTGGATAGTTCTTTCTTCGCGATTGGAGAATTTGAAGTTAATAGCATAGTCAGAACCAAATGAAGCAATTTCCTTGTCTGTAAATTGCTTGGTACCGCTCTCGGGTAACTGCATATTATCCTTAATACGCTGCCATGATACCCCTTTCTTAGGATACGCTCCAACAATAACATCTTTATCATGTGCATATAATTTAATGACGTCTTCTACTTGAAATTCTATATCTGCATCAATAAAAAATAGATGGGTATAATCGGAAGAGAGGAAGTACGCAAGAAGAACATTCCTA